CCGCCCCACTTTTCTACACATCAAAACCGTCATCACAGGGCGACCCAAGCCCGACCGAGCCATCACAGGGCGACCCCGGGGCCGTTTCGGCTGCGTTTCCGGTCATTAAAGGCGACTATTCGTGAAAACGGCCACCAATAAACGGTCCAAGGCCCTCGTCGGGTCCGATCGGCCCCGTATCGCCCCGCCTCGGCCGGCACGGTCCGATATCGGCCCGTTTCGCGAGGTAGCCGCCGTGTCCGGCATCGATTTGATGCCGTGGCAGCTGAACGCCGCGACCTACATTGAGGCCGTCGGGAGGGCCGACCGGTGGCACTGGCCCGAAGTCGCGATCGTCGTTTCGAGGCAAAACGGGAAGACGGAATTGCTCATTCCGCACATCATCCGGCGGCTCCTGGCCGGTCGCAGGGTCATGCACACGGCCCAAAACCGCGAGCTACCGCGGGAAGTCTTCGGGCGCGTGGCCGACATCATGGAAGACCATTACCGCTCCGAGCTCAAGAAGAAGCCGCGTTTCGGGTCCGGTCAAGAGACGATCGAGATGAAAAACGGCGGCCGGTACCGCATCGTGGCCCCGTCCAGGGGCGGTGCGCGTGGTCCCGCGAACGATGACGTCATCGTCGACGAGGTACGCGAGCTCGATAACTACGACTTCATCGCGGCAGCCAAGCCGACCCTGGCGCAGTCGGTCAATCCGCAGATGCTTTACCTGTCGAACGCCGGCGAGGACGATAGCGTCGTACTCAACGATATCCGACGGCGGGCCGACGCCGACGACAGCCTCGCCTACCTCGAATGGTCGGCCGCACCGGAGCGTGAGAACGATGACCGGGCCGGATGGCTTGAGGCTAATCCGGCAATCGGCAACCTGGCCGGTCACGACATGCTTGGCTACCTTGAAACGCAATTCCGGGCCTACACGCTGACCGGTCAGTCGGCCATCTTTGAAACCGAGCACCTATGCCGATGGGTTAGTTCGATGCGCGAGCGGCTGGTGGACGAATACGCGTTCTCGGCGTGCCGTGGTCCGCTTGGCGAGCCGAAGATGCCCGTCATCGCCGTGAGCATGACCCCTGACGGACGACGCGCGGCCGTGGCGATGGCATGGCAGCGGCCAGACCATTCGGTGTCGCTCCGCTTGCTCTTTGACGTGACCGGCAATCCGATCGACACGGCCACGCTCGGGGCCGACATCGATAAGACTGCCCGCAAGCTCGGCGCGAGGCGAGTCGGCTACGATCCGTTGACCGACGCAGAGCTCGCCAAGTATCTTCGCAAGCCGGAGAAGATCACGGGCCAGGTATTCGCCAACGCATCGGCACAGTTTGTGAACCTCGTGACCGCTGGCCGCCTCCGGTGGCAGGACGACGGCACCCTCGCCGCCGAGATGGCGGCCACGTCACGCAAGGCTCACGACGAAACCGGGCATTTCCAAGCCGTCCGCATGGCCGAAGATCGGCCTATCCCGTCCGTCCTGGCATCCATTCGTGCGGTTTGGCTCGCCTCCGGGCCGGCCGCAACGTCGTCTCCGAGGGTGTACTAGTGAGCATCTTGTCGGCCTTGCAGTCGTTCTTTACCCTTGACGGTAGCCAAGCGCAGCCGTCCCCGGTGCAATCTCGGTCAGGCGACAGCATCGAGGACCTTGTTGCACGGCTCGGGTACTACCCGCGGCCGTGGATGGCTCAAGGCGTGACGGCCGCGCTTGGCGTTCCGTCGATCCTCCGCGCTGTGAGCCTTATCAGCACAACGGTCGGGGCGTTGAGCATGAACGCCTACCGGAACGGTGTCCTGCTACCGCCCGACGAGCGGCCAATGGTCATGGTCCGGCCCGATCCGTTCAAGAAGCCGCGGACGTTCTACCGGGACACGGCTTGGAACCTTGCCACGCGTGGGGAGGCCTGGTGGTGGGTCGCAAAGCGCGACAGCGATGGCAAGGCTTCCAGCCTCATCAACATGGACCCGGTCGAGGTCATGGTCGAGGCCAATCCGAACGACGCCGGGCGCCCGTGGGTCACCTGGCGCGGCATGACGACGCAGCGGCCGACACCGTCGAACATGCGGGCCGTGGCCTTTGAGGACTTCCGTCACCTGACGTTCGTGCAGCCGAGTCAAAGTCTCCGCGGCCAGGGGCCGCTGCAGCTTTGTGGCGCGGCCGTGTCGGTGGCAGTCGAGGCACAGGACTTCGCGGCCAACATGTACGCCGACGGCGGCTACCCGTCCACGATCATCAAGGCGGCCGGCATCCTCTCGCCAACGCTCGACCCCGTGACCGGCTTGTCCGAGGCCGACACGCTTCGCGAGCAATGGGTCAACCGGCCCAACAACATGCCGCGTGTCATCGATCAGGAAATCGAGTCCGTCGAAGACCACGCTCCCAATCCGGTTTCGTCGCAGTTGCTACAGGCTCGCGACTACCAAACCGGAGAGGCCGCCCGCATGTTTGGCATTCCTGGCAGCTTGCTCGACTACAGCACGCCGGGTAGCTCGTTGACGTACCAGAACCTCGAAGGCGAATTCACCAAATGGGTCCGGGGCGGCTTGTGGCCCTACTACCTAGAGGAAATCGAACAGGAGATGTCCGACCTGTTGACCCGATCGACCGTGGCCCGGTTCAACATCGACGCCCTCGAGCGGGCCGACCTGAAGACCAGGTTTGACGTCTACAAGGTCGGCATCGAAGCCGGTGTACTGACATCGGACGAGGCTAGGGCAAAGGAAGGGATCATCGCGGGAGACGTCGAGCTCGCACCGATCCCGTTCGCGGGACCGACGGCGGTGCCCGATACCTTGCCGGTGGCGCGATCGGAACCGGTGCGCTGCGATGGTAGGGCAGTCATCAAGGGAATTCTGCGGCCCTGCAACAAGCTGCTAGCCGAGTTGGGGCCGTTCAACGGCCGTTGCGCGCGGTGCGGGAAGGTGTATGCTGCGGCCTAGTTGAATACCTGACGGTCCGTTGCCGTAGTGCACAGCACCGTAAGAGTGGCCTTCCTTCGCTCGGAACAGTGCCCCCAACGAGCGTAGGGAGGTCTTTCCTTATGGCAGTCAAGTACGAATGGAAGGTTACGCGAGGCGGGCGTCGGTACGTGCGGACGGTGGTCCCCGACGAGCAGGCCAAGCCGGCACCGGTCGAGGTTCCGGCCGAGGCCGTAGCCGCTGCCGAGTACGTGCCCGAAATCAAGATTGAGCCGGCCGAGGACGAGGCACCGAAGCCGAAGCGGGGACGTCCCAAGAAGGTAGCCGAGGCCGTCGACGATGAGTGACGCCACCGAAGTCCTGAACCTCGACGTCGGCATGTCCGACGTCATCGTCCGCGACGCAGCCAAGAGGGAAATCGAAGTCCGCTTGCTGCCGTGGGATACCACGATCGAGACGACCGGCGGCCCCGAGGAATTCGCCCGCGGTGCCTTTGAGGGAACGCCGGACGACGGTGTAATGCTGATGGGCCTTGAGCATGAGGCCCACATCGGCATCGGCCAGCAGGGCGAACCGCGCTTGACGCGTCATGCCGTCGGCCGTTCGTCAAAGGTGTGGGACGCCGAAGACGGCCAGCACGCCAACTTCCGCGTTGCCCGGACGTCGGGCGGAGACGACCTCTTGGCCCTGGCCGAAGACGGCATCGTGCGCGGCGTGTCGATCGAATTCCGCACCGTCCCGGGCGGATCAAAGAAGGTCCGGCGTGGTAGTCGGTCCGTGACCGTTCACACAAAGGCACAACTAACCGGGGCGTCCATGACGTACCGGCCCGCTTACGGAGACATGGCGGCCGTCCTGGCCGTGCGCTCACAGGAGGAAGTAACCGTGACAGAGGGAACGTCCGAGCTCGTCGCAGCCGAGCCGGTGGACTTGACGCCGATCCTTACCCGGATGGATGCCGGCTTCGCGTCGTTCGCGGACCGCATCGCGGCCATCGAAGAGTCGACGCGTCGCGACATCGTCATCCCGAACGGCAGCGGCTCAACGCCGCCAATCGGCAAGGGCCAATGGTTCAAAACCGTTCTTGGCGCGCTGACGGGCGAGGTCATCCCGTCCGAACAGATGCGCGTCATGGCCGACCTGATTACGTCGGACAACCTCGGCGTCGTGCCCGAGGCGTTCCTGTCGGAAATCATCGGCATCATCGACGCGTCGCGGCCGTTCCTCGGCTCGACCCGGCGCATCCCGACGCCGGCATCCGGCATGACGCTCAACGTCCCGACGCTCGTGACCCGGCCGACGGCCGGTATTCAGGTCAACGAGAAGGACGACATTGAGTCCACTGAAACCTCGATCGTCGCAACCGGCTTCGATGCCGTGACGATTGCGGGCGGCGGAGACATCTCCATTCAGTTGCTCAAGCGGTCGGACCCGAGCTACCTCGACCTGTACCTTCAGCTCCTGGCCGAGGCCATCTCGGAGAACGCCGAGGCCGAGGCTATCGCGGCCCTCCTGGCGGCCGGCGTCACCCCGGGAACGGGCACGCTCGATCCCGACAACCTCTTGATCGGTGAGGCTTGGACGAATGCCACGGCCGAGCATCAGCGGGCGGATACGATTTGGCTGAGCTCCGAGGCAATGGCGCTCTTCATTGACGCCAAGGCGAGCGGCACGAACGCCCCGCTGTACTCAAACCTCTTCGCGAACATCACGGTCGGCAACGGTGCCGGCGGGACAATCAGCGGCCTCCGGCCGGTGTACGTTCCGGCGCTCGACGCAACGGCAACCGATGTCCTCATCGGCCCGTCACGCGGCTTCGCGTGGGCCGAAGACGGCGCGTTCACCCTTCAGGTGGACGTCCCGAGCAAGGCCGGCCGAGACGTGGCCCTCGTGGTCATCGATTGGTTCGCTCCGCTGTACGCGGCGGCGTTCACGTCCTGGGCCGTTTGAGTCATGGCGGATTGGCCGACGATCGAGGAATACAAGCAAGTCGTCAACGTTGATTTAGAGGTAGACAACTGGACGACGACGCTCGACCGCCTCCTGGCATCGGCTATCGCATACGTCAAGCTCGCCATTGGTGAGTGGGACGAATTCGTAGACGAGCCATCCGACGCGCAGGCTGCCGCTGCGCTTCGGATGGCCGAGCTACTAGCAGAGCGACCGGAAGCCGGCCCTGAGTCGGCAGCGGATGACCCGACGTTCCGGCGTTTGATGTTCGGGAGCCACAAGAGGTACGCAATCTCATGAGTGTCAAGACGATCAGCATTCGCACCGCGGCCGACGGGTCCTATTCGTGGGAACGCGTCTTCCGCGGCACCATCCGGGCTATCGAATTTCAGGTGGGCGACCTGTCGACGCCGGATATCGATATCACCGATGAGGACCATACGCTGACGCTCCTTAGCGTCAATGGCGTGGCCGCCGATACGGTGTACTACCCGTCGACGTTCCTTGAAGCCTCTGACGGCACGTCCGCGGCGCTCGTCGGAACGGCGATGAAGGGCGCAACGGCGTTCCCGTTCATTGGTACGCTCAAGGTGGCCGTGAGCGGCGGTGGCGATACCAAAACCGGCAAGGTCGTCATCCTCTACGACGCATGAGCGACGCCGTAAAGGAGGCCATCGCCAAGCGCGAGGCCGCCCGAAAGCCGAAGCCGAAAGCCAAGGCCGAACCGAAGCCGAAGCCGGCCGAGGACAAGGCCGAGTCGTGAGCTTGCAGGGCGGTCGCGAGCTCCGGGCACGCCTGGCCGCAATCAAGGAAGTGTCGCGGCCGATCCTGCGTAAGTGGGGTCGGTCCGACGTGCTCTTGATGCGCCAACAGGTCCCGACGCGCACCGGCCGTCTGCGTCGATCGTTTAGGGTTACGTCGTCCACGAAGACGCGTGTAAGGGTTGGAGGACACTTCACCGCGTACTTTGTCGACGCTGGCCCGAAGCCGCACACGATCAATCCGAAGGGGTCCGGCTTCCTCGTGTTCAAGGGCCGCCGAGGGACCGTCTTCGCCCGTCAGGTTCACTCCCGCGGCTACCGGGCGCGTCCCTTCCGTGCTCGAGCTGCACATCAAGCTCTCGTTGACAATCCGATGGCGCAGGAAGTCATCGCGGCTTGGAACCGTGCCGCATGACGCAAGCCGCCTACCGCCTGGCAGCTGCGACGTTCCTACAGGATTACGCGCTTGATGCCGGCATCAAACTTCAAATGTACCCCGCGCGGCCACGGACCCTGTATCCCCCGACAGGGTTCGTGGACCGCATCTTGGAGTCCTACACGCCGTTTACGGAACGGCACTTCCAGCGGACACCGTTGGTCGAATGCATCGTCCTATTCGGGACGTTCGACAACCTCGACGCCGCCGATCAAAAGGACGCGTTCGTGGACGGCCTCCTGGAGTGGGTCACGGACTTCCCGCACGCGGCCGGGGCCAACACGCTTATTCGGATCAGCCAATGCGAGGACTTGCCGAATTACGTGCCGGAATGGCTTCCGCCAGCCGAGCAGAAAACCTACTATGCGGTTCAAATCACGATGGAGGGCTTCGGGACCAACTAGATAAGGCAACGGCCGACCGAGTCCGGGTCTGTACGGACATTCACGATGGAGAGGAGAACCGATGCCCGTTCAGGGTTTGGTCCGGATGCGCAAGCATCAATTCGGCAAGCAGTCCGCGATCGGTACGCGCATTGCCGCGAAACGAGCTCTACCGTTCAGCGGCGTTCCGAGCGTCGACCCGCAGTGGACCGACCCGGAGATTGACGAGGGGTCGCTCGATCCGGTTGCAGCGCCGTACCGCCTGGCCGGCGAGTACACCGCCTCCCTCGATGACCCGGCGCTCAAGTACAACGACCTTCCGATCATGTTCGCGGGCGCGTTCGGCGGGACCGTTTCACCGACGACGACGGGAGCGTCCGAGCATTGGGATTGGACGCCGACGAGCGTTACGGTTACGGACCCTGACGTGTTCACCTATGAATTCGGTGACGACGTCACGACGGACTGGTACCAGCTGTCCGACGGCATCCTTGAGACCCTTGAGATTACCGGTACGCGTGACCCTGACGGCCCGCTGACCGCGTCGATGTCGTGGCGTTTCGGGGCCGCCTACGGGTCCGGTTTCACGGACTACCCCGACAGTCCTACGGTGCCGACCGCGGACCTCAACGTCGCGCTGAACGATGTCATCGTCTACCTCAAAGATGGCGCGATCTTCATCGCGTCGGACCCCGACGACATCGCGGCCGGCCAGGTGTCCGACGCGCTGCACGCGTTCACTCTCCGGATCACAAAGGAGATTGACCAGAAGCGGTACGCCAACGGATCGCAGACGTTCAACGTCGACGACTACGCCGTGGCAACGCGGATGATCGAGCTTGAATGCACGTT